GATAACATACCAGTAAAAAAGCGCAAATATAACGATGTGTTCACTCAATCAGATCATACCTACTATGATGGGTACGATGATGGAAGTCAATATGACGAATACGATAGAGAACGTGATGATGTGCAAAACATGACGTTAGAAGAACAGAAAAAACATTATAGGATTATTATTGGATATGATCCAAATAAATTACCAGATTTTATTAATAAATTATTAGGAGATAACAAATGAACAAGTATAAGATTGAATACCAAATCAAAGATACCAAAAGCAATAACTCATACATTGAGATTAGTGTATATGACGAGGCTATATTTCTTAAAACATTATTATCAATCAATAGTTATATGCAGGAATTGTGTCTAAGCAATGACCCAGACATATGTTTGGCACGTGACTATTGGCGTGGGTGCGATAAACGTTTTCCTTATAACAAACGTCTTGGCAAACGCAATACGCCAGAAACTATGATTGCTGGACTAATTAATAATATGTTATTTGGCAACCAAGACAATTTAAGTTTAGAACAAACACCTTTTTATGAAGAAATAGTTAATAGTTGTGTAACAGTAATAGAAGAATTGGAAATTGCTAAAAAATTACAATTACAAACTAAACCTAAAATGACTGGTATAGTATTTGGGTTAGGTATATAAAATGCTACGATAAGTAGTTGATGTTAAGGAAAAATGGCAAACCTAAATTAACACTACTACAACGTAAAAGTCGAGGCGTCGACGGTGGTGTTAATGCTAGCAATCGTGCCCAGTTAAAAAAGATAAAAAAAGTAGATACAAATAAAAATCTACCACAGGTTCCAATTAGTGATCTATACATGCGTGTAGATAATGTTTGGAAATACAAAGGTAAAACATGCAGATTATGTAATCTAATGATGACTGATCAAACAGTTATAGATAAACATAGATATATTTGCGAAGTGCTAAATAAAGAAGTAGAGGAAACAAATATGCCAATACATCGTATACAAAGAGGTAATCAAACATACTATAGATATGGTACAACTGGCAAAGAATACCGTACACTAGCAGAAGCAGAACGCCAGGCAGCAGCAATTAAAGCAAGTCAGGCACGTGAGGCAGAGAAAAAGAAAAAATGAGTTATGCATTAGTCATAGGTAATGGTGTCAGCAGATTAAAGTATAATCTAAAACATCTAAGCAAATATTATACAACATATGGCTGTAATGCATTATACCGTGATTTTATACCAGATGTATTAGTAAGCATGGATATACATATGGTAACAGAAATAATTAATGCACGTATACATCATAAGTGCAAATTTTATACACAACATGTCAATGATATTGATCTACTTGCTGGTGTTGGCGAACCTATACACTTTGTTAAAACATATACAGCGACACCAGATAGTGGCACAGCAGCATTAGAATTAGCAGCAGATAATCATGAAGTTGTATATATCATAGGCTTTGATTATCATAATGGATTACATAACAACGTCTATGCTGGCACTAGTAATTATAATCCAAAAAACTATAGCACGCCTATAGTGCAAGATGAGAAATGGCGCACACGTTTATATAATATTGTAAAAAATTATAGTGATACACAATTTTATAGAATCACAGATGAGTTAGAAAAATCAACTTATAATAATTTACACTTTATGCAAATCAATCAATTTGAGGAAATAATATGTTAGAATTTAAATACCATGTAGAAACAGGACCAGATGGCATACGTTGGGTCAGTTTAGAACCACTTATGGACGATATCGTTAAAAGCATAGAACAGTTAATGAAATTACCAGATGTTGATTTAGATGATAATGGTAAACATATACTAGAAATGAAGATACTTGGATTACGCACAGTACATGAGTTTCTTGGCAGTATCATCACAGCAGATAATCTTGCCAAAATGAAAAAGAATAATACCAATGAAGAATTTGAAACAAAATTGCATTGATCTTTCTAAAGCAAAACAAAAATTTTATATGCATCGCTGGCATGCCAAAAATGAACGAAATATAGAATTTTTGCTTACATTTGAAGAATGGTATGATATATGGCAAAAGTCAGGCCATTGGGAAAATCGTGGTCGTAAAAAAGGGCAATATGTCATGAGTAGATATAATGATATAGGTCCTTATTCTAAAGACAATGTTTTTATTCAAACTTGCACAGAAAATTTAAATGAAAAGAAAGGAAAAACAATTATTCCAAATATAGGTACAGCAAATGCTATGAAAATGCGTTGGCAAGATCCAATATTTCGTAATAAAATGAGTTTGATACATAAAAATAAAAAAGTTAGCGATAATACAAAAAGAAAAATAAGTCAAACTAAACAACTAAGGAAATTACAAAATGGGTAAAGCAAGCAGACGCAAAAAAGAAATTAAAATTGATAATGATTTAGAACTAAAGTCATTAGTAGATAAACCAATCACAACATCAAATATACGCATTTTTGATAAAATGTGTACAGAACTTAGCCCATATATGACTGAGTTTGAAATAGATCAAGTTGTAAGTTTTATGTTAGAAATACAACATAGCAAATGGGACATTAATCCCACAGTAGAAGATAGCAAAACACAATTGCAATTAATACTAGGTAGTGAACGTTTTAAAGAAATATGCAAACAATGGAATAATAAAAACCAGAAATGGTTAACAGTATTTGGAGTACGTAAGTATCGTCATAAAGTAGATAAAACATTATGGGACGGACTTGATGACACAGATAATATAGAAGATTACGAGGTAACTTATATATGATAGAGCAAAAGAAACCAGTAAAGTTACAGAAAACAAATGAAAGTGGTAAAAAGGTTGGCGCAGATAACAAAGCCTGTTGGGGTGGATATCGTTATCAAGGCACAGTAAATGGTAAAGATATCTGTGTAAAGGTTAAAAAGTAATATGGAAAAGAGTATGCATATGCGTATGATATACGATACAAATGATAACGAGTTTATCACATATGCAATGTATGTACGTGACTTTACAATACCAAGACAACATTTTAGTATTATCACTGATTTAATACAGCATCGTTGTAAAAAATTGGGTTATAGTTTTGATTTTGGTTGTTGTGGCACTAACATACTCATTAAGGAGGAAACAACATGAAAGATAGTCATATCTATCAACGTATGAGTAATCCAAATGTGTTTAAAACATATTTGAACATGATTAATAATAACGATTTAGAAAATGTAAAGTTCTTAGTAGGCAATATTACTATGGCGGCTAATGATCACCCACGTTATAGTACTATTATAGACGCATATAATAATAGGCTAAATCGTGAAAATAACAAGGAATAAAGACTATGGAAAACAACCAAAATCAACCAAAAAGGGGCCGTGGAGGGAAACGTCCTGGGGGTGGGAGAAAGATGGGTTCGACGAACAAACTTTCAGCACAAACACTATTGCACGAAATAGCAAAAAGAGACAAGCCATTTGCGATAGGATTAGCAGAGGACTATCACAACGCACGTTTATCAGGAGATGCACACTTAGTAATGAAATATCAGAATATGATATTGAATAAGGTCGTAGCCGATAAAGTTGATGTTGATCATACAACCATGGGTCAACCATTAACAGCAGTATTTCAGTTTCCACAACGTGAACTAACTGATTGGACAGATATACCAACAACAATAACAGTAGAGAAATAATTTATGCAAGTAATAAGTGAATTAACATATACAGATGTAAAATGTGATATACCTAAGTATAATCAAAATTATTTTAAGGATAATTATGTAGTACCATATACCAAAGGTTTTACAGAATATTTGATAGCAGTAAGCACACGTTATAGCCCAGTTACATATTGCTATGCTGGCGATAATATAATTGGTGTAAGTCTTAGATACTATGGTGAATATACCGAAAGTGAATTAGGCTTATTACGCAATTTTATTAACAACGAATTAATTGTTTATGATATTGGCGCAAACATAGGCGTACATACACAAGCATTTGCTAAAAGTGCCAAACATGTCTATGCGTTTGAACCTAATAAAAACAATTATAAACTATTAGAAATCAATACAGCACATGATAATAATGTATCATTATTTGACTGTGCCATAAGCAATGATATAGGCTATACACATATTGAACAATATGAATTAGGCAATGTAGGTAATTTTGGTGAATGCAGAATTACAGAACAAGGTCAATTGTGTACTATGAGTACCATTGATTATATGGTCAAACACAATGAAATAGAACCACCACATGTTATTAAAATAGATGTAGAAGGACATGAGAATCAAGTATTTGAGGGCATGGAAGAAACGATAAAAAATCATTTGCCTGTTATATTTTATGAAGCCATGCATTGTGATTTAGGTAGCATATATGATTTACTACATGGATTAGGATATACATTATATTGGTTCCCAGTACAAAATTATAATCCAAATAACTATTACAAAAATGCTGAAAACATATTTGGTAATGGTGGCGTATTGAATATACTTGCTGTTCCATTTCATGTCAATGCTAAAACTAATTTACCAATAGTGTTAGATCGTGATGATACATATGCTAAGGTCATTGAACGTTTAACTAATGCAAAACAAAATTGATATTCCACTATATGGCAGGCAATCTACGTTATTACAAGATTGGCTTACTACTGATAAACATTGCATTAATATTGTGCCCGTTGGTAGTGGAAAAACATTCTTGGCTGCAATTGCTTTACCTATTTTTGCTACAGATTATCGTTATCATCGTGGAAAGGATATTATCTACAGCGCACCAACGGGAGCAATGATTAAAAGTTTAATATGGGAACAACTAAAACAAAGTTGTATCAACCATTTTGGCCTCAAGGATGGTGAAGATATAAACAATAGTGAATTAACTATTAAATTTAAAAATAATGTATTCATACGTTGTAAAAGTGCAGAACAACGTGAGAATTTACGTGGATTAAATGTCGGCGTTTGGGTCGCTGATGAAGCAGCATTATATACCCAAGATACACTACAAGAAATTACAAATCGTTTAAGGCCCAGAGTTGGTCAACCAGATACTGCTGGTAGATTAATTGTTATTAGCACACCAAATGGTACTGGGCCACTTTATGATTTGTTTAAGTTTGCATTAGATAAAAAAGAGCGTTATATAGTCAGACATTATAATTATCTAGAAATGCGTAGTGGCAATCGTCAATTTATTGAAGAACAGAAACGTATCATTAGCCCATTAAAGTTTAACCAAGATTATATGTGCCAATGGGAAAGTGTTGCTGATCAATTCTTTTATACATTTGATAGACATAAACATACTGGTGAGATAATTGATAGAATGACTGACTTATACACGTTCCATGACTTTAACAAACGTGTGATGTGTGCAACAGTAGCACAAGTCAAACAAGCAGGCACAAAAGAAGGCACAATAGAAATATTAAAAAGTTATGCTATACCAGATTGTGGTACAGAAGGCATAGCAGATGCTATACGCCAAGATTTTCCACGTAGACGCATCAACAGTATTATAGACATGAGTGGTACACAGACTAATCGTGATACTACAAGTCCTTTTGGTGTCACTGATAGAGTCATATTAGAAAAATATGGTTTCACTATAGTCAATACACGCAAGAGCAATCCATTGATCACAGATACAGATAATACAAGCAATGCGTTTATACAACGTGGTGGCTTGCGTGTGAAGCCAGATGATAAGTTTTTATTAGAAGCATTGCAGACATATCACTTTGAAGATAGTACACGTAAAAAATTAAAAAAATATACCGAACAAAAATATGCACATATTGATGGATTAGGTGATTGTATTCGTTATGGTATACATTATCTGTTCCCAATCACACATGATAGTGTGCCATATCCTGAATATATAGGTATGGACGAAAAATTATTAAACATGGGAAGACCAGGCCTAGAGCATATGCCAGAAAGTCCATTATATCCGGGAGGCCCCCGATGGAGCGAAATTCTTGGTGAAGAGGAATCTGATATAGATTATATGACATGGAAATGAAAAAAGCAAAACAACAATTTCACAATCATAAAGCAAGAGCAAAACGTAAAGGTATAGATTTTTTGTTAACTTTTGAACAATGGTGTAAAATATGGTTAGATAGTGGTCAATACTATAATAAAGGTACCAAACGTGGACAATATGTTATGAGTCGTTTTAATGATATAGGCCCCTATAGTATTGACAATGTAAAAATACAAACTGTTGGTGAAAATACTAAAGAAGCATTTACTACAAATAATAGTGATTTTATAAGACCAAGATGTGGTGAAGAAAACTATTTTTATGGTAAAAAACATACAGAAACAAGTAAAGAAAAAATAAAATTAGCAAGAGCAAAACAAGTTTGGACTCCTGAAACAAAACATAAAGTTAGTGAAACAATGAAAAAACGTAGATTAGAAGCAGGATCTAATTGGATTAAAACAATTTAAATGGAGTTAATTATGAAAAGACATTATAAAACAAAAACAGCATATGAACGTGTATTGACTAGAACAACTATACCAGAAGATAAAAGTCAATGTTGGTTATGGTGTGGCCCTGTAAACAATGCAGGATATGGCATGATACGTGGTAACGATGGTTATCCTAAGATGACAACTGTGCATAGAATATCAGCACAACATAAAGGTCTAGATATACAACGTAAAGAAGTTCAACATACGTGCTTAACGAAAAATTGTGTTAATCCAGATCATTTAGTGTTAGGCAATGCTAAAACACGTAGCGATAGAATAATAAAAAAGCATGGTAGAAACTTTATGAAACCAAAAAAACCCTTTCGTAAATGTAAACATTGTAACAAGACTAGCCATGTCGTTTGGTTCAGCAGACATCATAAGAATTGTTACCCAGGTATGCTAACTAAATATAGTAAAATATAAGTATAAATATATTATACAATTGTATGGAAACTACATGAAAAGTAAGTATTATGAACATCGTCAGAATGCTCGCCGCCGTAATATTCAATTTAATTTGACCTATCAAGAATGGATTAATATTTGGATGTCTTCTGGACATTGGAACGAGCGTGGACGAGGATTAGGAAAATATGCAATGTGTAGATATGGCGATCAGGGTCCATATGAAGTAGGTAATGTATATATTGATCTGTGTGAAGTTAATGCGCAACAAGCACGATTAGGTGATAAAAGCACCAAAGAACATGTTGCTAAAATTAGAAAAGCATTGATTGGTAAGAAGAAAACTATGACAGCAATAAAAAATAATGCTAAGGCACAATTAAATAGACCAAAATATAATTGCCCACATTGTAATAAACTTATAAGCGGTATGGGTAATGTTAAACAGCATATTGCTAACAAACATGGGATCGCAGCATGAAGATTAAAGACTTGATGAAAAAAAACCAAATATATCAGGCTGTGTATCAGCAGATGCTTGGTTATTCCTACGCTTATTTGGGCGGCTACACATTTAAACAATATGTACGTAAAAAGCGTCCTAGTGAAGATTCAGCACTATGGATCGATCTGATTAACAATACTGTAGCACAACCTATTAGTCGTTATATTGTTGATACTATTAATGATGTTTTATTTGAGCCAGGCGTAAAACGCAATTTACAATTCGCTACACCAGAAGGTGTGAATTTAGATCCAACTAATACAGAATGGGCAGATTTGTTCTGTTTAGATAGCGACTTGCAAAATCGTGATATGACTGGCTTTATGGAACAAGTTGGTGATTTAACAAGCATATTTGGACATTGTTGGGT